TTGTAAAAGTAGACCCAGATAAACCAGAAACAGCATCAAATAATACTATATCATTATCTAGCAAACCATGATTAGAAGAAACAGTTATTGTCACTGTTGGTGACCCTGCTGTACTTGTAAAATTTGCGCCAGTAATTGTAGTTCTTATAGGGTGGATATCATAGAACTCACCATCTGAAAAAACATAAAGAATTCTATTAGTGCCAATTGCAGAATATTTTATACCTACATTATTATCCCAGTTATGTATAGCTCTTGCGGCACCGGTTAGTTTCTCTGTACCTAATTGTTCCCAACCACCTATTTTTTCAGGGGAACCGTATCTAAAACGTACGTTATCTCCATCAAACCACTGACCTTCAGCGCCTGTTTCGGTAACTTGTTTATTAAATCCTGGTGCAAAACCTAATTTTTGTAGCATAATATAACACTATATATGCTTTTTATTATTTTGTGTAGCGTTTATATTTATTAATAACCTTTGATCTTTACTATATTTACATAGCCATCTGTATCATTTTCTCCTATTTCTCCAACAGGAAAAAAATTCATAGCTAAAGAATATCTATCACTATTACTTTCATTACGCAAAACTTTATGATGCATCTCGCTAGGAAATATAATTAATAATCCATTACATGGTTTAAAGGTATAGGCCCTCGAATTCCATATATTTTCTTCGGTTACCTTTAAATTAAATAAATTATTAGAATAATTAACAAAACCAATATTTCCAGAATATTGATCTGTTTTTATATATAAAACTGCACTTAAAAAAGAATTAAAATGATTATGATAATCAGACACTTGATTCTTTTCAGTTTTAGTTAACCAAGATTTTGTTAATTGAAAATTATTTTTATATTTCATAACATTCTGTGTATAAAAATTTACTTCTTTCATAATTATATTTTTTAAAAACTTATATTTTTTTTTATTTAATATATTATTGTTGATTGAAACTTGAGCATGATTACTTACACTATCTTTAGAACCAGCGATTTTAAAATTTTCTTTGTTAACTAAGGATAATATTTTATCTGTATTTATATTTGTTTTTTTAACATACAGTACTTTACTAAACAAAGGATACAGTATAGGTTTAGTTTCATTATTTTTCATTTTAATTATTTATAAAAATCTTTCCTTTCTTATAAAGGATGCAACAGATAAAATGTGGTGGTGTATCTATTGCACCCATCATAAGACACATATACTATTGTCTAAACCAATATGGTAGACCTAAATGTGGACGTTTATCAAACATATTTTCTTTAGCATTTTTAGTTTTTTGATTATTATAATGTAAGAAAACTTGAACACATTCCCTACCTTCAAATGGTTCTCTCCAATGTTCTAATTCACAACCAGAATAAATTAACATATCTCCTTGTTTTAAATTAATTTTTTTACCTCTAGTGTTTTCTGATACATATCCAATACCTTCTTTAAGTCCACCTTTTTTAGAATCAGGTTCGAGATATATAGGCCAGTCATCACCACTTAAATTCATTGTAGTAGATATTTCACAACTAAATCTATCTTTATGTCTTTTTAACTCGTCACCTTTTTTATATATTCTTGCGTAAGAATATGATGGATATAATTTTAACTTTGTTGTTTTTTCCATAATAGGTTGACACTTTAATAATAAAGTTTCCATAGCAATATCAGAATAAAAAGAATAAGTGTCAGGTATTTGTTCGTTTTTTCCTTCATAGTAACCTAATAAAGTTTCATAGGGAGAAATATATCTTGATTGTCTACATGTATCATAAACTTGTTTTTGCATCATAAAATAATTTGCAACAAATGCAGCTAAATCTTTTGATATGGCTTGTTTAATAATAATATATTTATTTTTTTTAAAATTATTCATAGTTTACATTTAAAGTTATTCTACATTTTTGATCCGTACAATTAGAGCTTCTGTGTTGATGATGTCCATCAAATATTGCACATCTATTTGCAACAGAAGAAATTTTTTTATTTGGATCTTTAAAGGTTGTACATCCATTATTAGTATTTAAATAATATAATGCTGTTTTATGTTTAAAATCATAATCTACATGCCATTTATGTTTTATTATTTTTTGACCAGGGACGTATAAATTTAATTTGGCTCTAATTAATTTTTTAATTTTTAATTTTTTAAAAAATAGAGTTATAAACTTTTCATAAAAAGTGCTATTAATTTTATCATTATTATATATTACATGTGTAAAATATATGTTTTTATCTTTGTCACCACCGTGTGGGTGATCACCATTACGGGTTACAGATGAAATATAGTACCAAGGGAATTCATTATTTGTTAAAGTATTAAACATTTCTTCATTAACCTTTTTAGGTAAAAAATTATCTTTTACTTTAATCGACATCTTTTGCCATTCCTTTTGGTACAGCTTGTATATTCCAATGTATAAATCTAAATGGTTCTACACCAAAATCTACTGAAAATTCATGTTCTAAATAACCTGGAAATATAATTAATGTTCCTGGCTTTGGATATTTATAATGTACTAATTCAGTTCCATGACAAATTTTATCAAAAGATTTTACATGTAGTTTAGTGGCTCTTGCACCTGTTCTTGGTTCATGAAATATCGGATAAGAAGTTTTATCTGAAGATTTTAAAAAATAAAATCCCGATACGTGTTGGTTCCAATGCACGTGTGCAGAGTGATGACCACCACCTTTTTTAGCAAACTCTTGTACCCACATCTCACTAAAAATAGTTGTATACTTTTGCATATCAAAACCTTGCCAATCTAAAAACTCCCAAGATTTTTGACCAATGTAATTTCTAAAATCTAAAAAATCATTATCAACAGTTAGAGAGGTTGAATGAAATGATTTTCCAAAATCACCATGTTTTCTTATAAATTTTTTTTCTCTTGTTTTTGCATCTTTAATATATTTATTAGATGCTTTATTTAAAGATGTAACAAACTCTGGTTTATCTTCAATCCAAATTGGTGTTTTAAAATATTCAAATATTTTCATTTTATTTAAATGGATATCCTAGGTTCCACATCACCAGTGAATATCTTGTTCCTTTTGTTACGGGTTTTACTCTATGCCATACAAATGAAGGGAAGACAATAATAGATCCTTTAGGCAAAATTTCTTTTGCTTGCCTTAAATGTTTTGATTCATCTCTTAAATGTGGGTCGTAATTTCTAAAATCAAATTCTAATTCTCCACCTTGATATTCAGAACCATCTGTAAGTTGACAAGTCATGGATAGTTTTCTAATTTTACCATGATCAGAAGTATTAGGTTTATCGTATGGTTTATCCCAACTATCACAATGCCAATCATAATATTGATTAAGTTTATATTTTGTAAATTGACAATCCTCACTTCTATCAAAATCAAAATTCCAACCAGCATTTCTATTAGCTTTATGAATATATGGGTGTAATTCTTTATAAATCCAAGTCTCATTTAACCAAACTAAATCTGAATTTCTTTTTCTCTTCATATCTTTAATTTCTTGTTTTGATAATTCTCTATCACCATAACCGCCTGTTCTAGCCATAGTTTCTGATTGCGATAAACCATATTTAATTATGTCATCACATAGCTTTGGTGGTATTGCTGAAGTAAAATACCAATAATAATTAGTTATAGTCATAAGTTATAGTTTGAACAAAGTTCAAAGAATCTTTCTGTCTGTTATTTATATAATACATATTAGTTGACGGAAACATAATAAACATATTATCTTTTAATTCTATATCCCAACTTCTTCCTTTTCTTCTATTATCATCATAAAATATTTTAACTGCACAATCAACTGTGTTGATTCCATAAAGACATGTGTAATCAGGTGAATTTTTTAAATCTACAGGGTCTACATTTAATATAGGCTCTGTTTTTTCACTTGGAATATAAATATTTCCCCATGATTTTTTATTAATTAAATTTATACTATAATTAAGATTTACATATTCTGTAATATAAGAATTTAATTTGTCCCAAGTTTTAGAAAATATAAATTTCTTATTTGTTAAACTATAATGTAAAATGTGATGAGATAAATCGATACTATCAATTTGCCAATGCTTTGGCATATTGACATTACCACAATATATAGCTTGTTCTGTTAATACTTTCTTATGCATACCACCACTTAATATATATTTTAAAGTTCTCTGTCTGTCAACTCCCAAGTTTGATTTTCTTCATTCCAAATATAATACCACGCATGTGTACCTGATGTATTTTGTGATTCTTGTTCTTCAGGTAAATTAGGTGCGTCTCCAATTGGAGATTGCCATATTGCTTCTGTAATATTTTTAACCCATGAAGGATATGGTTTTACATGCCAAAAAATTTGATTTTCTAAATCCCAAGTATAACCAACACCAGCATAGTTTCCTCTAAATGCTTTTGAATTGTCACCAGATGAATGCTTGTTACCTGATGTATTGTAAGATGTTTGAATCCACAAATGTGAAGGCCAATTATGATGTTTTTGTAAATATTGTTGACCTACAGATTCATCTTCAACGCCATCAGCGTTCAACATATCAAAATCATTAAATGCTAAAACTTTAAGTACTTTGTTATTTTCATCTATTTTAGTAAAATGTGCCATAATTAATTCCTGTTATTGAAACTGATACCTAATAATAACTACCCCTGAACCACCGTTTCCTGAAGGTGCAGGACTAGGAGGTGGGTTTTGATTTGTTCCACCGCCACCGCCACCACCACCGCCAGTGTTAGCTGTACCAGGTGTAGCTGCGGAATTAGTAGATCCCGCCCCACCGCCGCCAGGGCCGCCAGATCCTGCTGTTATTGAATTACCACCTGCTCCACCACCGCCAGCTCTTGTTACAGCTGATCCTGAAATACTTGTTGCTGTTCCAGCTCCTCCAGGTCCTGATTGACTACCATTACCTTGTGTACCAGCAGCTTGTGCTCCACCTCCGCCGCCGCCAGAGTGTTGACTATTAACGCCAACATGGGTTGTATTGTTACCGTTATTACCTTGAGGAGGAGAAACTGGGGGAGTATTACCAACACCAACTCTTGTACCTGATTGAGTAGCTCCACCACCACTACCTCCATCTTGAAGTGAAGGAGCTGTTGGTTGAAATGCTCCAACACCTCTACCACCACCAGCAGATGTTATACTTGAAAAAGTTGAAGGGCCGCCTGCAGTACGACAAGCACCAGTTTGATAAGGACCTCCTGCTCCACCAGCTCCAATTGTAATTGGATAACCTTGAGCAGTAACAGGTAAAGACGTAGGTGTTGCTAAAGGACTTGCTGTGTAACAACCAGATATACAAGAATTGTGGGACTCTCTAAAACCGCCTGCTCCGCCGCCGCCTGCTGCCCAATTTCCTCCAGCTCCTCCACCAGCAATTACTAAATAATCTACTTGTGCGCAAGCACCTGCACCTGCAACACAAAAAGTTCCAGGACCTGTAAATGTATGAATTTTAAAATCACCATCTTCTGTAACGGTTCCACCTGTAGCACATATAAAACAAGCAGAACTTCCACCAGCACCAAATCCTAAGACTTGATAACCGAAAGATTTACCTTTTCTAGTTGGTATATTTTTTGTGTTCTTACCTGAGGTAAGTTTATTTTTAATATCTCTCATATCTAAATTCCTTATGCGTCGTTAGCTGCATCAGTAGTAAAGAATATTTTGATACCTAGAACTCTTGCGTCGGCACTAAATGTATCTCCACCTGCGTTTGCATCTCTAAATAATTGAAAGTAAGTTAGTTGATCTACTGCAGGAGATCCTGCAATTGTCACTGCACTACTTACAGCTGAAACTTGTTGATCTTCTACTGTTCCTATACCAGCGTCTGTAATATTAATGGCTGTTCCATAAGCAATATCAATAGTATCACTGTCACCACAAGAAACTCCTTGTAAACCAAATATACAGTTGCCTGTATTTGTAGAAGCCGGAGTCCAATATACTTGATAAGTAACTGTTCCCTCATTCCATGATTTAGGAAAAGCTACTGAAAATTGTGCAAATTCATCTGTACTTGCATCAAAATCTAATACTTTCATATCAGGTCTTGTTGCTGTTGTTTCAACTTGTTGAGGGTCAGCACCATTAGTTTCTGCACCATACATAGCTGCTGCTGGAACCCACATAGTTTCTGTTCCTGCAATTTTAACTGCAGCAGTTGCACTTTTAAGTACACCTGTTCCTTTAGGGTTTAAATTTATATCAACATTAGTTTCACCTGTTGCTGAAAGAATAGGACCATTTCCTGTTGAAGCATTTGCTAAAGTTAATTCATTAACCGCTGAACCTGTAGCTGTTAAAAGTAATAATTCATTACCATTTGTGTCTAAAATTGAAGTTCCAATTTTAGGTGCTGTTAAAGTTTTGTTTGTTAAAGTTTGTGTTCCTGTAAGAGTTACATCACCTTCTGTAGTTGAGAACCCTGTATCATAAACACCAGTGTTTGTTGCAACACCATCAATGTAAACAATTTTATAACCTTTATCAGTAGCTGACCAAGTAACTGTTGCACCTGAACCAGATGCAGCTTTTAATTGTACTGTGTAAGCACCTGAAGTGCTGTTTTTCATAATGTAGAAAGTTTCTGTAAGAAGAGGTACGGTTACAATTTTGTTTCCTGTAATAGCTTCTGGTGAAACTGCACCAAGAATAATAACTCTGTTTTGAGCAGCACCTGTTAATGCACCATCATCTACAGCTAGTGGTGTAGTGTTAGCTCCTGTGCCTGCTGCGTTTAAAGTTTGAATTTTAAATCCACCCAGTAATTGTTCTGCAAGGTTTAAGTTAGCGTTAGTTTTTGTTCCCCAAGTACCAGCGTTTTCGCCAGTTGCCATTAGCTCTATACCAAGATTTGTAAAAGTTGATGCCATAATTTTGTACTCCTAATTAGATGGTTAATTTATATTACTTATATTCATAAAGTCAAACATTAGTTTGCTACTAATCTTGTGTAACCTGTACTATCTTTAGGTACTAATCTATTAAAATACCTTAAAGAAATGTTATCGTTTAATTCTGTTGTTGCTTGTACCCCTGTTAATTCAATTATTTCAGTTATAGCAGGTGAAATAGAACCTACAGATGATGTTGTTGATACTCCTGTTAAAGGTACCCCTATTGAAGCAACAAGTGAACCCACTGAAGATGTAGCTGATACTCCAGTTGGGAATACTCCTAACCCAATGTCAATTGAACCTACTGATGATGTAGTTGATACTCCGGTTAATGGAATTATTTCTTGTAGGCCTTCAGCAGCAGAGCCTACTGTAG